TTTTCAAGAAGGGAACAACCTCATCTTCATCGACAGTAGGTACAACCCTGTATGACTGTCTGGTATCCATTATGTACGGAGACGACCTTGGGTATTGCTATTGCTACGCTACTTATCGTAGAGCAACGTCATCCTCTAGTCCGACACAAGTTCGTTATTGGAGTCATTCTACAAGCATACCCAACACTATGTTTGGCGAAGATCAGACTGCAGCGAGTTATTATCCGACCAGCATCAATGCCACAACCTTTACCACACCAAAATATCTGGTAGCAAACCAGAAATACTTCTGGATCGCATTCCGCGCTCCGCTGGCATGACCGTAACGATTAACCGACAAGGAGGTGATTTCCATGGCTACGAGAGGCAGAAAGCCGAAGCCCACAGCGCTAAAGGTGCTCGAAGGCAACCCCGGCAAGCGCCCCCTCAACACAAACGAACCGATTCCTCCCAAGGCTACTATCAAGTGTCCGTCCTGGCTTCTGCCCGAAGCAAAAAAGGAATGGAAACGCCTCGCGCCCGCACTTGAAGCCATGGGCGTGCTGACAATGGCAGATATCACCGCTTTTGAAGGATACTGTCAGGCATATGCCCGATGGAAAGAGGCTGAAGAGTTCATAACCCAGCACGGCAGCATCTTCAAAACGCCATCCGGGTATGTACAGCAGGTTCCGCAGGTATCCATCGCCCAGCAGAACCTTAAAATCATGCAGTCCTTCTGTTCTGAGTTTGGCCTGACCCCGGCCACCCGTGCCCGCATCATTGCCAATGGCGGTGGTACGGATGATGGATCCTCGGATGACCCGATGGAAGCCCTTCTGAAAGGCGGGTGGGGCTGATGTATGACCACGCAAAAGCGGAACGTGTTGTCCGATTCATTGAATGTCTGAAGCACACGAAGGGCGAATTTCATGGCAAACCGTTCACGCTGCTGCCTTGGCAGGAAAAAATTATCCGCGATGTGTTCGGCACTGTCCGAGATGATGACCCCACAATGCGCCAGTATAATACGGCGTACATCGAAATCCCCAAGAAAAACGGTAAGTCTGAGCTGGGCGCAGCATTGGCATTAAATATGCTCATAAACGATGATGAATGGAAAGCGGAGGTCTACTCCTGTGCTTCCGATCGTCAGCAGGCAGCGATCGTATTTGACGTTGCCGTCGACATGGTCCGTCAGTCACCGGCGCTCAGCAAACGAATCAAGATCATTCCTTCCACAAAACGCATGGTCTACCAGCCCACAGGTTCCATATATCAGGTGCTGTCATCTGAGGTTGCTACGAAACACGGTCTCAATGTCAGCGCCTGTATTTTTGACGAGCTTCATACGCAGCCCACCCGAGCACTCTATGACGTTATGACTCAAGGCTCGGGTGATGCGAGAAAACAACCTCTGTGGTTTTTCCTGACTACAGCAGGTACTGATCGCAACAGCATCTGTTGGGAAGTGCACCAAAAAGCACTGGATATCCTGGAAGGCCGCAAGGTAGATCCCCGTTTTTACCCGGTGATGTTTGGACTGCCCGACGAAGCCGACTGGACAGATGAACAAAACTGGTACCGGGCCAATCCATCGCTCGGAGAAACCATTTCTATCGATAAAGTCCGGGACGCGTATAGAAAGGCCCTCGAGACGCCAGCTGATGAAAACATGTTCAGACAGCTGCGCCTCAACCAGTGGGTCAAACAGTCCGTTCGCTGGATGCCCATGGACAAGTGGGACGAATGTGGACGGACTGTTGACCCGTATTGGCTGGAAGGCCGACCATGCTATGCGGGACTCGACCTTTCGAGCACCTCCGACCTTACGGCGCTGGTGCTTGTTTTCCCGCCCACTTGCGAGGAGGAACCTTACTGGGTTCTTCCTTTTTTCTGGCTTCCCGAGGAGACGCTGCCGCTGCGCGTCCGGCGCGATCATGTGCCGTATGATCAGTGGGAGCGTCAGGGCTTTATCAAAACTACCGAGGGCAATGTGGTTCACTATGGCTACATCGAACAGTTCATCTGCCAGCTGGGCGAACGGTACAACATCCGTGAGATTGCCCACGACAGATGGAATGCAACCATGATGGTGCAGACGCTGGAAGATGACGGTTTCTGTATGGTGCCATTTGGCCAGGGCTTCAAAGATATGTCGCCCCCGACGAAGGAACTGATGCGCATTGTTCTGGAGCACAAGCTGGCCCACGGCGGGCATCCTGTCCTCAGATGGAACATGGACAACGCGTTCGTCCGGACAGATCCCGCAGGTAACCTCAAGCTGGATAAAGAGAAGTCCACAGAGAAAGTTGACGGAGCGGTCGCCCTCGTCATGGCGCTCGATCGGGCTATGAAGAACCTGAACAGCGGCGATTCGGTGTACAACCACCGAGGCCTGCTGGTATTGTGAGGTGATTTCATGCCCCGTAAACCCAAGCGTCCATGCAGGCATCCCGGTTGCCCTAATCTCTCTGATCAGGTGTATTGTGAGGTGCATCGCAGGCTATATGCCCGCGAAAATGCCTCGGATCGCGGTTATGATGGCAAATGGCGGGCTGCGCGGAGCCTTTTCCTCAAGCAAAACCCGCTGTGCCGGAAATGCCGTGAAAACGGCAAGATCACTCCGGCAACGGTCGTTGACCACATCATACCGCATAGAGGCAATCAGGTTCTGTTCTGGGATCGAAGCAATTGGCAGCCGCTTTGCAAGGACTGCCACGATCACAAAACCGGTTGTGGCCTGTAAAGAGGTCAGTCCTACATTGTGGGACCAAGCCTACTACGACAATCAAAGCTATGGAGGTGTCCATGAAGAATCCATTCGCACGCTTTGCCCGGGCGCGGGATAAGCCCCAGGACGCAGTATCCGCTGCACCGACGTTCTATTTCGGCACCAGCACTTCGGGCAAAGCCGTCAATCCGTCCTCAGCAATCCAGGTATCTGCTGTCTACGCATGCGTCCGCGTTATCGCTGAAACGATAGCCAGCCTGCCTTTTCATGTGTATGAGAACACCGAATCCGGCAGCAGAAAAGCAACCGAGCATCCGCTGTACCGAATCATCCATGATGAGCCGAACAGCGAAATGACCTCGTTCATTCTGCGTGAGACGATGCTTTCGCATCTTCTGCTGTACGGCAATGCCTACTGCCAGATCATTCGAACAGGCCGTGATAAGGTCGCCAGTCTATATCCTCTACTGCCCGATCACATGGAAGTAGATCGCGATGCCAGTGGCAGGCTGACCTATACGTACACGACCAGCGACGGTAAACGCTGGCTGCTCGACTCGCGGGATGTGCTGCACATTCCCGGTCTGGGCTTTGACGGCATCATGGGCTACAGTCCCATCGCGCTCGAAAAATCAGCCATTGGCCTCGGGATCGCCGCCGAAGAATACGGCAGCAAGTTCTTCTCCAACGGTGCCCGCCCGTCCGGTATCCTGACACATCCCAATACGGTCAAGGATCCGGCAGCACTGAGAGCCAGTTGGAACGCCGCTTACGGAAGCTCCACCAATGCCAGCCGTGTGGCTGTGCTGGAAGAGGGCATGTCCTTTGTCCCTCTGAGCCTCCCGAACAACGAAGCTCAGTTCCTGGAGACCCGTAAGTTCCAGGTCAGCGAAATCGCCCGAATCTTCCGTGTGCCTCCGCATATGATCGGCGACCTCGACAGAGCAACCTTTTCGAATATCGAGCACCAGTCAATTTCCTTTGCGGTCCATACGATCCGCCCCTGGCTGGTCAGAATTGAACAGGCTATGAATCGCGCCCTGATCTCTGAAAAGGAGAAGGGGCGTTTTTATGTGCAGTTCAATCTGGACGGCCTCATGAGGGGCGACTACAAATCCCGCATGGAAGGCTACGCAATCGCCCGCCAGAACGGCTGGATGAGCGCGAACGATATCCGAGAACTGGAAAACCTCAACCCGATCACCGATACCATCGGCGGCGATGAATACCTGGTCAACGGCAATATGATCCCCATTTCTGTCTGTGCGGCACAGTCCATGATCATGGAAGAGATCGTGAAGACCGTCCCCGCTGAGGACAGTGATTCCCCTGAAAACGAAGACTCTACCGAAACCAACGATGAGGAGGTGGAAAATTGAGAGTCATTAACCTGAACGGCTATATCGATGAAGATACCTGGTACGGTGATGAGATCACCCCGGAGATGCTCCACGATGAGCTGTTCGCAGACGGCGAAGATCATCAGCAGCCCGTCCGAATCATCCTGAACAGCTACGGCGGCTCCTGCAATGCAGCTGTGCGCATGTACGATGATGTCCGTGCCTATCCGGGCGATGTACACATCATTGTTTCTGGTACGGCGGCATCAGCAGCAACCGTCCTGGCCATGGCAGCAGACAGGCTGGAAATGACACCTGGATCCATGTGGATGATCCACGACCCGAGTGTTTTTGCCTGCGGCAATGAACGCGATCTGACCGAAGCGATCCGCATGCTCCGGGCCTGTAAGGAAAGCATCCTGAATGTCTACGGCAGGCGCTGCCATCGTAGTCGAGAGGATGTCTCGGGCATGATGACTGAAACGACCTGGATGGATTCCCATCAGGCCAGTGCCGAGGGCTTTGTGGACGGCATTGTCGATATGGGCAGCGGCGTGATCAATGCTGCTGCAGATCGCACGGTCGTGCTCAAAGATGCTGAGGCAAAGGTACACCTGTGGCTGGAACGCTCTCGCCGCAGAATGGAACGCCGCGATAAGGATGTCAGTGAACTGGCTGCTGTCGCGGCTGCAACCGAAGCGCCGCCTCAACCCGAACAGCCCGCTGACCCTGATCCGGTCCCTGTGCCGGAACCCGCTCCCGAGGAGCCTGTTACTACGCCGGTTGAACCCGGCACCCCTGTTGCTCAGCTGCACAAGCGGCTGGAACTGATTCGACCCCGACATTAAAGGAGGAAATCGATTATGAGTAAGTCTGCTGAACTGCGCCAGAAGCGCAGTGATCTGTGGGATAAGGCGAAGGCCTTTCTGAATGAGCATGCTGATGAAAACGGCATGATGAACGCTGAGGATACTGCGGTATACGAGCGTATGGAGAAGGATATCGACAACTACGGTGCGGCCATTGACCGTGAAGAGCGTGCTGAGCGCCTGGATCGCGAGCTTAATGCGCCCACCAGCAAGGTGCTGACCTCTCGTCCCGAAAAGACCATGCTGGAAAAGCCGGGCCGCGCTTCTGACGAATACCGCGACTCTTTCTGGCAGATGATCCGCAACCGCAGTGCTCATTACACTGTGTACAACGCCCTGCAGGTTGGCACTGACAGCGAGGGCGGCTACCTTGTGCCCGATGAGTACGAGCGCACCCTGGTACAGGAGCTGCAGGAGGAAAACAAGCTGCGCACCCTGTGCAAGGTAATTCATACCAGTTCCGGCGATCGAAAGATCCCTCTGGTCGCCTCTCATGGTACTGCCAGCTGGGTTGACGAGGAAGGCGCTATCCCTGAGAGCGATGACAGCTTTGGTCAGATCTCTCTGGGTGCCCACAAGGTTGCGTCCATCGTCAAGGTTTCCGACGAACTGCTGCAGGACAGCGTGTTCGACGTTGCCAGCTACATCGCTACCGAGTTTGCACGTCGTGTCGGCGACGCTGAGGAGGCTGCTTTCATCAACGGTGATGGTATGGGCAAGCCCTACGGCATGCTGCACGAGACCAATGGCGCAGCTGCGGGCGTAACCGCTGCCAGCGCGACCGCCTTTACTGCAGATGAGCTGATCGACCTGGTGTATTCCCTGAAGGCTCCGTACCGTAAGCGTGCGATCTTCCTGTTCAATGACCAGACCCTGAAGGCAATCCGCAAGCTGAAGGATGGCAACGGCCAGTTCCTCTGGCAGGCCGGTCTGAAGGAAGGTCAGCCCAATACCCTGCTGGGCTACAAGTACGAAACTTCCTATCACATGCCTATCATCGGCGCGGGTGCAAAGCCCATCCTGTTCGGTGACATGTCCAGCTACTGGATCGCCGATCGCGAGGGCCGTTCCATCAAGCGCCTGAATGAACTCTACGCTGCAACCGGCCAGGTTGGCTTCCGCGTTACCCAGCGTCTGGATGGCCGACTGGTACAGTCCGAAGGCCTGAAGTGTCTGGCAATGAAGACTGCCTGATAAGGAGGATGTCCCATGAGTAATGGTTATAACGCGAAGAACTACTTCGCCCACGGCGGTAATGAGCTTGTCATCGGTGGCAAGCTCACGTTTCTTCCCGGTGCTGAAATCGAAGGAAGTGATGCGCTGCCTGCCGCATTCGCGGATGAGGAGTTCGCACCGATCCCGAACCAGAAGGAAAGCGAAGCGACGACCGTTGCCGCGCTCCGGGATGACTTCAATGAGCTGCTCTCCAAGCTCAAGGCCACTGGCATGATGGCTCCGGATCCCACTGAATGAGGTGATGCTCAGTGATCCTCACCGCAGATGAAGTGAAGAACCATCTTCGCATCCAGCATGATGAGGAGGACGAGCTGATCTCCAACCTGATCGCCCAGGCTCAGGCCGTTGCTGAGGATTACTGCCGGGTGCAGTTTTCTGACGATGCGCCTGAGCCTGTACGGCTTGCCGTCATGCTCATGGTCAGTCATTACTACGAAAACCGAGACAACCCGGATCGTCAAGTGTATGTGACCATGCGCATTGCCTTTGAAAACCTGCTTTACCCGTACCGCGATCCCGCAAAGATGTTAGGAGGTGACGGCGCTTGCGAGGTTATAAAAACTTTGAATCAGATCCGCACCCGGGAGATCTGAGACATCTGGTCGAGATCGGCTACACCGAGAGTAAGATCAACGAGAACGGATACCCGGAACCCACCGACATCGTCATCTGCAAAGCCTGGGCTGCCGTCATCGACGCTGGTAACCAGCACTACCGTTCAGCCGATGTAATGAACACGGAAGCCGTCATCAACTTTACCATCCGGTACCGCGCTGATGTGGTTCCCGGCATGTGGGTACGCTTCCGCAACAAGAAGTGGTTCATTTCCACGCTAGGCGAGTACGGCTTCCGTTGCCGCTACCTTGGTCTGAAGGCCTCTATCTCTGAGGGGGTCAGCGGATGAAACAGGTACAGAATGCCCTTGCTCACATTGGCATCCCTGTCATGGAAGGCATCTGGAGAGCAACCAGTCCGAATCAGAATCCGCCCACCCAATATGTGGTTTATTCCACGACTACGACCGAATCGAGTCACCACGATGATCATGTGACCGGAATCCGCACCTTCATATACCTCAATCTCTGGAGTGACATTGACCCGACTGCGATGGCTGCAAGTATCCGCTCTGCCATGTACGCAGCCGGGTTTTCTATGGTTGAGGAGTCCGACAAGGGTTACAACCAGCCATCCTACGACACAGCAACCAGGCAGTTTACAGTCCAGTGGACGTGGTGCTGGCATGAGGAGGTGCATATGGATGCCCCTTGAAACCGAAGGCTTTGATGCGCTGCGCAATGATATCGCCCGCATGGCCAATATCATGGACGTTGACGGTGCAGGATCGGCCACTGCCAAAAAGATACTGCTCAACGGCGCACAGCCTATTCATCAGCAAATGAAGGCCAACGCCTCGAGCGATCCCCAGATCATCACCGGCGCACTGCACCGTTCCATCAAGATCGGCAGTGTGCGAAAGCGCAGGTACACCGGAAAGAGCGTCACCATTGGCGTTCATCATTCCGCTGAAGGCGCTTATTATGCAAACCCTGTGGAGTTTGGCCACGGTGGCCCCGCGCCAGCTCCCGCTCATCCCTTTGTGCGTCCCGCATATGACACCCGCGCTGATGAGGCTTACGCCATTATCCGCGAGGGTCTCCGGGATGCAATCGACAAACTCTGAATTGGAGGTAATACATCATGGCAGGTACTCCTGTTGCATCCCCGCAGGTCTCCTCGACTGTGGGTCTTAAGAATGTGGTTATCGCACCGCTGACGACCGATACCGACTCCGGCCATACCTATGGCGAGCTTCAGCTGCTGGCCGGTGCGATCGAAGCATCCATCACTCCCGAAAACGCGGATCCGGATATCCAGTATGCTGATGATATCGAGTTCGATACCCTGTATCCCGATCCTGAACTGTCGTTCAAGACTAAGATGGCTGACGTTCCCCTGGCCATCCAGGAGATGATCTTCGGCAACAAGATCGACGACAACGGTGTTCTCGTGCGCACGGCATCGGACAAGCCGGGCTATTATGCCGTCGGTTTCAAGTCCGAAAAGGCAGATGGCTCCTATCGCTATGTCTGGCTTTACAAGGTCCGTGCCAAGCCCACCACTGAAAACTATGCCACCAAGGAGGGTACGACCGTTACCCGACAGACTGGTGAGATCGAATGGACGGCGATCAAGCGTACCCACGATGGCCGCTATCAGGCTGTCGCCGACGAAGGTCAGAATGGTTTTACCGCAGAGAAGGGCGCTTCTTTCCTGACTTCGGTCTACGAGCCGACCTTTACTGCCGCTTCCTGATAACACATGATGGCACACCTCATGAACCAACATTCACGGGGTGTGCCTTTTTCTGGAGGTGAGCACATTGTCACTTGAAGCCCTTAAGAGAAACGGCCATAATCTGGATCTTGGCAGATTCAACATCCACGGGCCTTACAGCATTCCTGTAATCAAGCCTGTTCACATGGATGAAAGGATCGACTGGATCCCATTCAACTCAGTGAATATCGCAACACACCGGGAACGCCTCGGTGTGCATTTCTTTATTGATGACTACCTGTTTCAGCGGGTATGGAACGACCCGGCCCGCTATGCAACGCT